TCATCTTTTTAAAGGTATCATAAAGGCTTAATTCTGATTCTTTAAAGTCATCAACACCAAACATAATAGTGTCTATTTTTTCACGCATAGTTTTAGTATGTCTTACTTTGTGAGCTAAATCTTTATAAGCTTTGTGAAAAATATTACTACAACTAATAGTTTTATTAGTCATACCTAATCCTACACCTGAACTACCATCATGGCTGTTTGTTATAGTTATATACTTATCAATTTGATCCTTATTAAGACCAATATTTTTAATAGAACCACTGTCTATTTGCATAAATACTTTACGACCTTTTTGTAAAGAACCACCTTTAACTACATTTCCACCTAATTTTGTAGCAATTTCATTAGTTAATTCTGCTAAATCCCAGTTTTGAAAAACTTCATAGCCATCTTTACAAGTCATAAACTCTAAATCATTATCACCTCTACGAATAGAAAGATAATCTGAAACAATTCCTTCTCTAGTAAAAAGGTTTTCTTTTTTGACTTCCCAAAAAAGATTGTGTTGTTCTAACAAGTCCATTACCATTTGTCCTTTGTTTTCAACTTCGTTAATTTGATTTTCCATAATAAATTAAATTTTAAATAACCAAAACACAAAGGGAAAAAGTGTTTTGGTAAAAAATAGACACATTAAAACGTGTCATAACGTTCTATAATAGCAATCCTACGGACAGCCTATTATTTCAACGTTATATGCAATTACAACTTGTATGTTTTAGCACTATAACTTGGGGTGGTTGTTATCCTAACTGTTTTAGCACCATCTTTTTTGTATGATTTAGCATAGTCTAATAATTCTTTTACAGTTGGCTTTGTATCGTATGTACTGTGCTTTTGTATAACTATGCTATTGTGTTCGTTAAACATTGTTAATGTAATATCACATTTACCGCTTGCAGTTGTTGTTATTTTAAATCTACTCATAATAATTTCCTTTAATCAGTTAATAAAAAGCATATAACACTAGCTATATGCCATACTCGTTCCTCGTTCAGCACATAGCCAAACCGTTAAAAAATTGTAGTAGTTCGGTATTTCCGAACTACTACTTTTTAATAACATAAAAAACTTTGTATATGTTTAAAATATTCTTCAGCTTTTATATTACTTTCAAATTGTATAGAAATTAAATTTCCGTCACCATGAAATTTTAAAGTCCTATCAATTATAATTACTTTAAAAACTAAGTCAAGATTAACAATACTATTGTCTGGTAATTTTAAAAATTTTGACATTTAATCTTAAATTAATTTCATTGTTTTTTTATCAAATTGTAGTTCTTTTAGCACTTCTCCATCAAGGCTAAATTTAAAAACAACTTTATCATCAACTTCTCTTCTAGTTGTACATATTTGTGCAATTTCACGAGAGTTTTTTGCACTTGTACCTACCATAATAGTTTGTGTACTTGTGTCTTTTGCTCCAAAAGATTTATCTGACTTGTAAATACAAGCTTCTACTTTTGTCCATATTGGGTAACTTCTACTTGCCATAATTAAAATATATATCTGATTAAATTCCATTTAATAATACTATCATGAAGTTTTATAAACGATTTAATATAATCACGTTTTAAATTGTGTTCATATCTAATGTTTGTACCTCCATAGCTTGAAACTTTGCTTTCTTGGTTTTCTGGTGTCCATAACAAACTTTCTCCTTTTTTGTCGTTTTTAACATTTTGATAATGTTTTTTTTCGTTGTGCGTTAAAAAGATTACTTCGCATTTTACTTGGTCTTTGTAATCTATATAATCATTACAAAGTTGAAATAAATACTTATAATCTTCTAACCAATCAGGATAAACAACAACAGGACTAAAGTTTAAATGAACATCATATCCAGCATCAATAAAAGCATTTACAGCTTTTATTCTATCAATAATTTTAGGTGTACCAGGTTCAAGATAATTTGAAATCTTTTGTGGCATCAAGCTAAATCTAATTCTTACTTTACCGTTTGGGTTATATTTAATAAACTCAATGGGTATAATTTTAGTAGCTAAAGTAGCCATAGCTAAAGGATGATTTTTAAAAAAATCAAAAATCTTTTCCCAATCATGATACTTTCTATGTAAAGCAAAATCTTCATTACAAGCTATATCGTATGTCATATAGCTTTCATGTGTTTGATTAGGCTTACTAGCGTTAGCTACAAAGTAAGAATGACTATTAATTTCACTTAAAATCTGATTAACATTTTTAGAAACAGTTAAACCTTTTTCTAAATGTCGTTTCATATAACAATAAGTACAGTCTAATAAACAACCATAACCAAAAGAAGGAGTAATGTAATCACTACTCCTTCCTGATTCTCTTATTGTCATAGTCTTTCGGTCTACATAATTAACTATCATTAAGGAAACGTATAACCTAAAGCTTTTCTAATCTTCTTTGTTAAAGAACCACGATCTCTAGGAAATTTATTATTATTTCTGTCGAAAATCCAAGCTCCTGATAAACATAAATTATTAACAAATTTTTCTACTGTTGTTAATCTATACATTGTTTTTTCAGGATTTTTTGCAACGTATGCATTAGTATCTTCTACAATTTTTCTCCAAAGTTTATCAAAGTTTTTTTCATGTTTTAACATTCTTTTTTCGTAAGTTTCTTGTCTCATGACTTATTAATTTTAGATAAAACAAATTCATTATAACCTATATCAAAGAAAACTTTATCGTATTTACGCAAAGCAGTTCCATACTGATTAAGGTATTTAAAATAAAATCTAGGAACACCTCCAATTATCCATTCACTACTATCTTGAGCTGGTGAAATAGAATTTAAATGTTCTTCATACTGTTTTTTTGTTGGCTTTTTCATATTCCATTTATTAATAAATGATTTTTATAATCTTTGTGTTCTTTCTTTTCAATTAATTCATTTATTGCATCTCTACAAATATGAATACCTTTGTTCTGAAAGTGTTCAAGATATTTTAATACTCTATCTTCAAATATTTCTATTGCTTGCTCATAACGCTTTTGAGAGCGTCTTTTACAAGGCAATAAAGTATCTCCAAAGCCTGTAAAAGCTGTAAAGCTTTCCACTCTTCCGTCAGAAGACCTTTCAACTGGAACTCCTGTAATTCTATAGCCAGTTTTTCTAAATTCTCCTGTAGCCCAATTATGAGATTCACTAGGTTTCAAGTAACTAATACTAAATTTAATTTTTACAGACGGCTTGTCTGTATCAATGTACATTTTGTAATTTTCCATAATTTATTTTTTAAAGTTAAACATCAAGGCACAATGGGATTACCCGTTGTGCCTTAACTGAACTTTAAAAAACTACTAATGTTTAACTAGTAATATTTTTAATAATCTATTCTTTTAAAATTAGTTTCTATATTATTAGAACTATCAAGAATAAATTTTCCATCATTATACATTTCTGTTGCAATAATAATAGCATGAGGTTCACTTTCAGCTTCTACTTCAACAACTTTAGATAATGTTTCAATAATTTTAACATCAAACTTTTCCATAATTACTAATTTATAATAATTTACCTTTAGAAAGTGTTACAGATTCAGAAACAACTTCTTTTGATGCAAATTTTTCTAATTTCCATAATAACCCATGGTTAATTATAGTTTCAAAATAGTTTTTTGTGATAAAAGGTGTTTTTCCTTTAGATTCTAACTTAGAAACGTCTTTTTTGTGATTTTCATTAAACACTTTTAAAGCTTCTATAAGAATAAAAACTTCTAATCCATTAAGTAAGTCATTTTCTTCTAAAACAACTTTTTCATTTTTTTCTTTTACCATAATAAATAATTTAAAATTCAAAACGCAAAGGGAAAAGCACACCTTAATTAATTAAAGTGATAAAATGTAGGGAGATAGACATATCTGCCTAACTCCCTACTGCTATTTACTATGGTTAAAATTATTTATACCTTTTTAAATAATATGTATATGCTTTACTTCCGTAAATCGTATAATAATATTCATAATTGTAATGTTTCCTAAATTGTCTGAAATTTAAATTACCTGAAAGGTATCTATATTCATTAAAGCAGAAAATAGCATTATATAATGACAGTAATGATACTGTAAAAAATATAAAACTTATTACATACTCTTGAGTGTAGATTGTTATCCATCCAGATATATTTAAACCTAAAAAAAGAATTAATGATGAAATTGTTGCGTAAAATGTAAATTTCTTTTTCATAATGAATTAATATTAGGAATGTAAAGATTCATATTAACTGCACCTTTTCCAAATTGACTGCATGTACACATTAATTTATCATTTTTAATAAATACTTTGTGTTTTAAAGGTAAACCCGTTTTACTGTCAGTTAAAGGTTTTCCCGTTTTCGATCTTATCATATAAAATCCCGTTACTTTGCCTTTATCATTAAATATTAATGATAATTTGTGTTTGTAGTACTCTGTAGAAAGCCTATTGAATAAAACACCTGCTCTTTTCCTGTCAAAAGACCTCTTAATGTCTTTTAGTTCTTTTAAATCTCTTAATTTTTCCATAGTAAATAGAGTTGAATTTTTAAATAAAGAATTAACCAAAATTTTGTAATTAAGAGTTACTGTCATTGTATTTTTCTTTTACAATTCTAATAAACTCTTTCATTTCATCAGTATCGTCAATGTTTTCAATATGTTTGAAAATAAATTTCAACAAATCTTTTCTAAAAGCGTGTAAACTTAATTGTTTATTATAAAAGTCTTTTAGAAATTCAGCATTAACTATACTATCAGCCCTAAGAATGTTAATCTCGTGGTTGATTTCTTCATCTTGAGTTTCTAACCTTGTAAGAAGGTCTTTAAGCTCAAAATAATGTTTTATAAATATATCCATAGTAAATAGTTTAATAATCAAAGCACAAAGGGAAACTAGTCCTTTGTACTTTGATTTAAATCACAATTAAACAAATTAAATATTATAGCTATTTATTTTCTTTGCATAATTAATAAGCAAATTAATTGCTTCTAATTGAAATTGAGGTGTGCAATCTCTTACATCATATTCTAAATGAATATATTCCTCAATAATTGTGTTCACTACATCGTGTAGTCCTCTTTCTAAACCTTTCTCCGACAATACTATTTCAGTGTCTTTGTGATTAGCATAGCCTAATATTGACGGATTAGAAAAATTACCTACAACAATGTTAAATTTGTTAGGTAGTTTACATTCTGCTAAGAAATTCTCAGCTTCATGAATAGTATTCATTTGAAGTTGAGTTGGTTCTTGTACAATTCTGTACTGAATACCTCTAGTTTTGTCAAATCTAAGGTCATTTAAAGATTCACTACCTTTTAGTTTAGATGATATAAATGAATAAATCGTTTCAGGAATAAAAGTATAGCCAGAAACTTCATTAACACTTAGTAAAGAAATTAAACCTATAGGTTGAACATTGATTTTATTACAAACTTCTATAAATTCTTCCGAAATGTCAACTCCGTAAAAATTCTCAAATTCATACTCAATGTTATCTGATATAAGGTTGGTTAAGATGTTTTTAATTATACTTTTGTCAGTACAACTAATAATTATCTTCCATATATCTCTACTAACATACCATGAGTATTTTGCTACTCTTGACTCGTTAATCTCAACGTTTGGTATGTCGTAACTATAAACAGAGTTCTTGTTTGTTTCAAAACATTTAATTCCTTTTCTATAGATTACAGTACCACCGTTTCTTTCGTAAATCTTACCATGTTCATTCTCATATATAATATCGCTTTTATCAGCAAAATATAAATGAAAATCTTTAGTAGCCATGTCTAGCAATTCATCTGTTAAGCTAATATAAATGTGTGTCTTGCCTTTAATCCCTTCTATCTTACTTGTGCAACAAATCTCTTCGTTACCA